TAAGGCCGAGTAATGTTTGATGAGCCAATCTTCGCAGTACGCGTAGATAGACGACAGGCCGTTCAAACACACCCAGTTCCTAAGAAGGTAACTGCCCCTAGGGGCCCGTTTCCTGATGAGATGTTCGCTGAACCTGAGATTATTAGCGCGTCTGAACATGTAGAGTTTGAACCTGGTGCTACTGCACAAAACAACTTTAAACCAGAGAAGCACCTTCGCTGTGCCCGTTGTTTGGTGAGAGTAAGAGAGTCTGAAACCGAGGACCATATCTGTGGCTAAAAACAAAAAGGGTCGTTACTTTGAAGACCAAGAAGAGCGGTTTAATAGAATCCTAAACCTTGCTCAAGGTATGGCCGATAAGATTGGTGTAGAAACCCCCGTAGACCAGCGCTTCCAAGTTGCTGTTCCATCAGAAGGGTTTAAACAACTAGCTGCTAACACTACAAACCCAATACGACCAAGAGCAAAGGCAATTGCTTACGATTTTGATAAGCGCTCCTTATATGTTGTATTTAGGGATGGCGCGTGGTGGGAGTACGAGAACTGCCCTGTCTCGCACTTTGAAAACTTAAAGAACACCGACTCTACTGGTAAGTACTTGGCATCTAGTGGTCTAGATAAATGGCCTACTATGGGACCCGCTGACCCGTTAGAGATGACAGAAGAACAGAGAACAAGATTTGAGTATGCTGCAGAATCCTCTGCTAGACTTCAACAGACGTTAATATTAGAAGAAGGCTTAGACGAAAGACGACAACAAGGCGACTAATGCAAACTATCGGACCACTATACGGCGGAAAGCTACGATACTGGCATAAAAAACTATTGCCTATAGTAGAGGTCGGCTCTACCCAAGAAACTGATTACCCATTTAGAAAAGGTAAGTGTTTAGTCTTTAGGTTGCCTTTTACTGAGCCTGGTTACTATGTTGGCTTTTTTTATAAAAGACCTGTAATATCCCCTGATGACGATGAGGCTATCGATAAGATAGTCTTAGACGCTATGAAGGGTAGAAAAGCTTGGGTACCAGAGGACGGTAAATATGATGAGTTTTTTTAAAAAGGAACCTTGGGATAAGCCCTTTCCAGAAAAGCTGGCAAAAAGGGTTTCCAGGATACCTACAGGAGAGCTTGAGTCCTGGATTGACCAGGCGCTAACTGAAGTTGGCAAATGCCTGTCTATGTACACAAAGAGCAGGGACTCCGTATATTTGGAAGAGGCTCTAAAGGGCGCCGAAGCCGTCCATGCTGTAACCCACGAGTTGCACTCCCGCATGACTCGCTGATATACTATATCTACCTCTCTCTTCTACTTCCGTGTGATGGTGCAAAAACCCTGTGCTTACCAGCACAGGGTTTTTGTTTTACTCTAGACTAAGGTTATTATGGACAACAACATTGTGTTAGAAGAAGATGAAGATGAGTTCCTACCTGACATCCCAGAGGAAATAGAGCCTGAGGATGAAGAGGTAGAGCTTGATGAACTGTCTAAAGAGTTTGTAAATAAATTAATAGACCGTTGCATTGAGTTTATGAACGCCCTAGTTGGGCATGAGCTACACCCTTATCAAATGCCGCTTGCGCGTCGCATTATTGAATCTGTACTTATTAACGACGGTGAAGAAATAACTGCGTTAGCAGCACGTCAGTCAGGTAAGTCTGAAACAATTGCTAATACCGTAGCAACGCTAATGGTGCTTTTGCCACGCCTTGCAAAGATGTACCCAGACCTACTAGGTAAGTTTATAAACGGTGTGTGGATTGGTATGTTTGCTCCAGTTGAGGGCCAGGTAGAAACACTGTTCGGCCGTACTGTTAATAGGCTTACTAGTGAACGTGCGCTAGAAATCTTAGGTGACCCAGAGATTGATGACAGCCTAGGTAAGGTGCCTGGAGTAACACGACAGATTAAATTAAAAAACTCAGGCAGTAGCCTTATGATGATGACCGCTAACCCACGTGCAAAGATTGAATCTAAGTCTTTCCATCTTATTGTTATTGATGAGTGTCAAGAAGCGGACGACTTTGTTGTTACCAAGTCTATCTCCCCTATGCTTGCGTACTACTCAGGAACCATGGTTAAGACGGGCACACCAACTACACATAAGAACAACTTCTATCGCTCTATTCAAATTAACAAGCGTAGACAGACAACTAGAGGAAAGCGCCAAAACCACTTTGAGTGGGATTATCGCGACGTATCTAAGTGCAACGCTAACTATGAGAAGTTCATAAGAAAAGAAAAACTACGTATCGGTGAAGAGTCCGATGAGTTCCAGATGTCGTATTGCTGCAAGTGGTTGCTAGAAAGAGGTATGTTTGTAACCTCAGCTATTATGGATGAGCTGGGAGACACCTCTCAGCAGGTTGTAAAGGCTTGGCATCGTTCACCTGTGGTAGTTGGTATTGACCCTGCACGTAAGCTAGACTCTACAGTTGTAACAGTAGTCTGGGTAGATTGGGACCGTCCAGATGAGTTTGGCTATTTTGACCACCGTGTCCTAGATTGGTTGGAGCTACAAGGTGATGACTGGGAAGACCAATATTTTCAAATCGTTAACTTCTTATCTAGTTACGACGTACTTGCTGTTGGGGTTGATGCTAACGGCGTGGGTGATGCGGTTGCACAAAGACTCCGACTCCTCATCCCAAGAGCAGAAGTACATTCCATAGGCAGTAGCCAGCCAGAGCAATCTAAGCGCTGGAAACACCTCAAGGCCCTTATTGACCGTCGTATGGTCGGGTGGCCCGCCCACGCTAAGACTCGACAGTTGCGTAGATGGAAGCGTTTTTACCAACAAATGGTGGATTTGGAAACTAAATTTACTGGCCCTAACTTTCTTGCCCATGCCCCTGATGAAGCCCATGCCCACGATGACTATGCAGACTCTTTGGCAATAGCCTGCGCTCTAACCTTAGACCTAACAATGCCTTCTGTAGAGGTGTCAACATCTCCGTTCTTCAGCAGGTAATTACCCGTTTAGCCTGACTTTACGTCCAATAAGTAGGACACTTTTACACGAGGTCCTCAACCCTTTAATAAGGAGTATAAAAAATGGCAATTGCCCCAACACCTAAGTTCCCTGAGAATCCAGGTACCACTTACGACCGTAAGATGTCACCTGCTGCACCAGGACAGCGTGGCCCACTACGCTTTGAAGAAGGTCTTGCAACAGACACAGACATCCCAACACAGTTCACCACTGGTGCTATGCAGGGATACGAACCAGCTGCAGGTCGTCCAAATCGTAATAAGGCTGTTCACACAAAGACTGCAGAAGAAACAATGCGTGAGCGTGCTCACGTAGGTTCTGCTGCATGGGTTTCAGCACCAGCAAGTCTTAACGACTTTTCATCTGGTGCGTTTGCTGACCATGGCGACAATCGTTTCGAAGAAGTTAATCGTAGCGGCGGTCCACAGAAGTCTGGCAACCCAGCTGTAGTAAACGACTAGTTAGGTTTCCCACCCCCGTTCAGCACATTCGAACAGCTGCGGGGGTGGGCTTCCCATTTTATAAGGATTAGCGATGGCACTGATTAGAGGAAAAGAAGCAAAGGAAACGGAAGAGCGGGAACCCGCTAATCCTAAACTTTGGAACATGATTACTGCTCAAGCAAATAGTAAGTTCTCCAAGAACTCACCTGCTCGTGGGCACTGGATTCACTCCAGGTACAACGCAATGGGTGGTCAGTATGTTAACTCTAAGCGCGACGTAGACCCACGCCTTCGAGACTATGTTGCCGAGGCGCAAAAGAAAAAAGAAGAAGAACAAAAGAAAAAGGTTACCAAGCCAGTAGGTAAGAAGCTTATCCATGGCGAGCGGTTTCACTAATATAGATTTAGTGGTACCCTTTAACTCTAGTTTAGAGAAGGTGAAATGAGCGGCATTGACTTTTCGCCCCCATCGTATAGGGCGGCATCTAGCGACTTAACCATCTCCATTTCTCCACTCGGCTTGGTCGAGTTGGCGGATGAAGAGTTTGAAGTCCATGGCCCACGCCTAAATCGTTATTCACTTAACTGGGCGATGTATCTTGGTCACCATTATTCATACCGCCGTCAGATTGGCGATAGCCAGTTAGTACTTAATTACTACCGTGCTTTCTCAGATTTTATTATTAACTTTGCTTTTGGTAAGGGTGTTGATTTCCGTAGCCCACGTGAGACTGAAGCAATCATCCCAGACCTACTAGAACGTGTTTGGGAAGTAGATAACAACAAAGCAACAGTCCTATGGGAAATGGGTCAACAGGGAACAGTATCTGGTGACTGCTTTGTAAAGGTTGCTTACGAAGAACCTTGGGAAGACTCTTCAGGTATGAAGCACCCAGGACGTGTTCGCATCCTTCCACTTAACGCATCGTTTGCGTTTCCAGAGTTCCACCCGCATGACCGCGAGCGCCTTATCCGTTTTAAGTTAAAGTACCGTTTCTGGGGAACATCACTAGAAGGTACACGTCAGGTGTTTACGTACACTGAAATTCTTACAGACGACAGTATTGAGGAATACATCAATGATGAACTTATTGATTCGCGCCCTAACCCGCTTGGTACTATTCCCGTTATTCATATTCCAAATATTCGTATTAGCGGTAGCCCTTGGGGCCTTGCTGACTGTTTTGATATCATTAATATTAATCGTACTTATAACGAGACTGCTACTGACATCGCTGACATCGTTAATTATCACGCTGCTCCCGTCACAGTCATCATTGGTGCCAAAGCTTCACAATTGGAAAAGGGCGCTAACAAAGTCTGGGGCGGTCTACCAAAAGACGCGAAGGTAGAGAACCTAGAAGGCGGCTCACAAGGACTAAAGGGCGCTATGGACTTCCTAGCAATGCTCAAGAAGTCTATGCATGAGATGGTCGGTGTTCCTGAGACCGCACTTGGTCAGGCACAGCCTATTTCTAATACATCAGGTGTTGCGCTATCCATCATGTTCCAGCCTTTGATGAACCGCTACCACCAGAAGATTATTCAGTACGCACGTGGTCTAGAGCTGATTAATCAGCTTATTATCCGTAGCCTTGCGGTCAAGGAACCAGAGATGCTTATCTGGGACCCAACACGTAACGTGAAACTTAAGACAGGTCAGGTAGACCGTTTAGACCCTAACGACCCACTTACTTATCAAACCTACGTTCACTTCCCTCAACCTTTGCCATTGGATAAGTTGATTGCGCTTAACGAAGTTCAATCTATGTTGTCCCTAGGCCTTGAGTCTAAGGAAGGGGCACTCCGCTCACTTGGTGAGTCTTTCCCA